AAACGAAAACCAACGTACCCCTGAATGGCTAAAGTCACGTATGGGGCGTTTCTCTTGCAGTCAACTGCACAGACTAATGACCGAACCAAAAGCAAAAGCCGATAAGGAAGCTGGCAAATTATCGGATGGCGCAATTACTTATGTGATGGAGTGCATTGCTGAAAAGCTAACTGGCAAACCAGCCAAAGAAGATTTTACAAGCAAGTACACCGATTGGGGCGTAATGCATGAACCTATCGCTATTGGTATTTACGAGGAAGTGTTTCAAACCAAAGTTACGCAATCGGGTTACATTCCGCATGGTGAGAACTTCGGCGGTTCGCCTGATGGCTTGGTAGATGAGGCAGGAGGCATTGAAATCAAATGCCCCTATACAATTACTGCGCATTTGGTTCACTCGCTTACAACTGATCTAAAAGCGGATTATAAAGAGTGCTACTGGCAAATTATTGGTTACATGATTATTACCGAACGCAAGTGGTTCGATTTTATATCTTATCATCCCGAGTATCCGGGCAAATATCAATTCAAGCGGATTCGTTTAGAACGTGCAAACGTACTGCAAGACATTGAACTTGCTCAGGATAAAATTAACAAATCAACGCAATATTTAAACCTCATACTAAATTCAATCTAATGGGAAAACCAATGCAAGGCTCAATATGTTTGAGCGATCTCGCAGATGCTTACAAAGCTGGGCACTCCGCATTTAACAAGTCTGAAAAGAACGGCAAAGTCTACGCTAACATTGCAGTATGGATGAACGATCAACCTGATCAATATGGGAACATTCTATCATTGCAGCTAAATTCTAAAAAGGATGCGACTGATGAAAAGGTTTATTTCGGAAATGCAAAAATGCCTGATGGGGTAAAACCTCAATCAGCACAAACACCAAAAGCAAAGGATGATGATCTCCCCTTTTAACCAATCCTCCCTGCCATTGAATATCTCTGGCAGGGGTAAACGATACGGCACTCGACATACAAAAGAAGTCATAGGTTTAGCATTAGAGTATTGCATTGGTAATAATATACCTCCTACCGAAGCTGGCAGATTGCTTAACTTACCAATGTCAACCGTTGCTGATTGGATGACAAAATACTGGTTTTACAAAAAATTAGATAACCCAATAATCTTAACCTTAAAATCCAATGTTTAATCACCTACATCACCGAATATTGATGGACTTTTTTAGAAAGAGATCATTGATGAAGTACAAGATTGAGGATATTTGTGAAGCAATTTTAAATTATTATGACTTATGACATACGAAGATTTTATAGCGCAAAAAAAGCATAGCTACGGAGAATTTGGTTTTGAAGCAAAATACACTCCAGATATTGCTTTTGACTTTCAGAAACACGTAATTAAAAAAGCAATACGAAAAGGTCGCGTAGCTTGTTTTCTTGATACTGGACTTGGTAAGACTTTAATTCAGTTAGCTATTGCAAACAACATTATTTTACATACCAATAAAAGGGTATTAATTTTAACACCTTTGGCAGTAGCTTTTCAGTTTTTAATTGAAGCCGATAAAATTGGGATTGATGATATTGAATATTGCAAGGATGGAAAGTTTACTAAAAAAATAGTCATTTGCAATTATGAGCGGTTACATTATTTTGATACAAAAGACTTTGAATGTGTTATTCTTGATGAAAGTTCAATATTGAAAAATTTTGAGGGTAAAATTAAAGCTGAGGTAACTGCATTTATTAAGAAAACGCCTTATCGGTTTTTGTCAACTGCAACGCCTTCCCCTAATGATTTTATTGAATTAGGTACAAGTTCTGAGGTTTTAGGTTATATGGGTTATATGGATATGCTTGGAAAGTTTTTTAAGAACAATCAAAATAGCGTAGATAGTAATAACCGGAATATTGGAGAAAAATTCTATTTAAAACCTCATGCCGAAAAGGATTTTTTTTCATGGGTTAATCAATGGTCAATAATGGCAAAGATGCCATCCGATTTAGGCTTTTCTGATAAGGATTATATTTTACCGGAATTGATTACTCAAAAGCACTTTGTAAAAAATCAGTCACTAATTGACATTAATGGTCAAATACAAATGTTTACCCCGATGGCTAAATCAATGACAGAGGTAAGGCACGAACAAAAGCAAACTGAAATAAAAAGGTGCGAAAAGGCTATTGAATTAGCCGAGGGTAAAACCTCTGTCTATTGGTGCAACACTAATCTTGAAAGCGGTTATCTTAAATCAATGGATAAGGATGCAGTTGAAATAATCGGATCTCAAACTATTGACCGAAAAGAAGAAATTTTATTAGCTTTTGCAAATGGTGAAATAAAGCGATTAATTACTAAAGCTAAAATGACATCAATGGGGTTAAATTGGCAACATTGCAATCATTCTGTATTTTTTCCGACCTGGAGTTATGAGCAATATTATCAGGCTATTCGTAGGTTTTGGAGATTTGGCCAAAAGAACCCGGTCAATATTGATTTAGTTATCTCAGATGGTCAAACAAGAGTATTAGAAGCTATTGAACAGAAAACACAAAAGGCAATCGAATTGCATAAAAATCTAACTGAAAACGTGAACGGAGTATTTACAAACAAAATTAAAGAATTTAATAAACCAGTAATAAAACCTAACTTCTTATGAGTACCGTAAAAGACCAAATAATAACAGAAAATTATGCAATCTATAATTCTGATTGTATGCTTGTAATGCCTACACTTGCAAATGAATCAATAGATTTATCGGTTTATAGTCCTCCATTTGCAGGACTTTATAATTATTCAAGTTCTGAAAATGACTTTTCAAATTGTGAAAGTAAAGAGCAATTTTTAGATCAGTACGAATTTCTAATTAGTGAAATTGCAAGGGTAACAAAACCCGGCAGAATATCAGCGGTGCATGTTACCGATGTATTTGATAATACTTGCAGACTTTGGGATTTTCCACACGAGGTAATTAAATTACATGAAAAATACGGATTTGAATATCGTAACCGCATAACCATTTGGAAAGAACCTTTAAAGGTCAGAATGAGAACAATGGTTCAATCTTTAATGCATAAATTTATTGTAGAAGATAGCACAAAATGCTTTACTGCAATGCCAGATTATGTTTTAGTATTTACTAAAAAAGGCGAAAACAAAGTTCCGGTAGTTCATCCCTTTGGTATTAATCATTATGCTGGGGAAACACCTATTTTACCAAACATTTTAAGAGCATGGAATAATGCAAATGATTCTAACCTAAATGAAGATCAGCTATGGCAAAGATTAAATTTGATTAATGAACATGATAAAATTACAAAGCTTAATCATTATATCTGGCAACGTTACGCTTCATCTGTTTGGGATGATATTCGAATTGATAATGTATTGCCTTTTAGGGATAGCAAAGAAGATGACGACGAAAAACACGTTCACCCTTTGCAGCTTGATGTAATTGATAGATTAGTTGAATTATATTCTAATCCAGGCGAAATAGTTTTAACGCCATTTATGGGAGTAGGTAGTGAGGTTTATAGTCCGGTATCAATGGGTAGAAAAGCAATAGGTATTGAATTAAAAGACAGTTACTATAAACAAGCTATACAAAACATGAAAGTAGTTAAAAGTAGATTTGATAATCACAAAGCAGAAACCTTATTTTAATGTCTCGCAAACTAATTAAAACCAACGGCCTGGGCGATGCAATTGAACACCCAAAAGTTCAAACCTACAAAGCAAAGCCAAAGCCGTACAAAGAACCTGATTTCTTGCGAAATTACAGATTAGCAAGGGAAAGGTTCTTTTGGAAAAAATACCCAGAGCAAAGGGCGGATATTGAGGAAAAAGTAAAATTAATGCAGAAAGAATGGCAAACGCAGGACAAAAGAAAATAGACCACACCAACCCCCTAAGCCAATACAAATCCCACAAGGCATACAAGCCAAAGATTCAGCATGAATGGGCGGCCCAACTTGCTCTGTGCAAGTGGCTAAAGCTGCAACATCCTGATATTCGATTCCGATCAGATATTCAGTCAGCCGGGAAACTATCGCCACAGATGCAGAATATTAAGCTGATTATTGATCCTTACAGAGCGTGGCCGGATATTCAGATTTATCATAGATGCGGCGATTATTGCGGATTAATGATTGAAATGAAACGCCTGGACTCTGGTACTTTCTTAAAAGATGGCAGTCTATCAAGCCAAAAGCACGTGCAGGAACAAGCAGAGATGCATGAGTTTCTCAGGGGTTTAGGCTGGTCGGTTTGCTTTGCGGAAGGCCTCGAGGAAGCTATAAGAAAGTTTGAGGAGTATTTAAAAAATTAGTAAATTTACGTTAGCTACAACGTCATGAAAATATTTAAAATTTCCCTCCTGTTCCTTTTACCTGTCATTCGATGGGGGCGTTGTAGCGACTTCTTTGGTTCAGGAGGGTTCTTTTAATTATGGATATTTCGCTATTTAATTCGCTGCCCGAAAAAGGCAAACCCCATATTTCAGATGCTAAAATATCTATTTTAGAATTTCTTCATTACGTTAAGTCTGGCAAGTATAAATTCCAGATTGAACGTATAAGAACTGAGCAGGATAAAACAAATCGGGATGCGCTAAAAAAGCAATTACCAGCCGTTACAATTTCTGGAATATTTACTGAACGAAAAGCAGAATTGTTGATTTCTCATTCCGGGTTCATTCAGATTGATATTGATCATTTTTCCGATAAATCTGCATTGATCACGGATCCTTATACCTACTCTTTATTTAAGTCCGCATCCGGAGGTGGACTTGCCATAGTAGTTAAGATAAATTCCGAAAAGCATAAAGAATCTTTTAACTGGTTGCGCAACTATTACTTTCAGCACTTTGGTATTGTAATTGATTCCGCACCGCAAAACGTGGCATCGCTTAGATTTGTTTCATACGATCCGGAACTCATAACAAATGAGAGGTCAAAGATTGCGCGTACGCTTACAGAAAAAAAGTATGTAAGCAAATCATTGCCTATTGTAGTGGATGGCTCACAAGTCGCTGAAATGGTGCAGGAGTGTGTAAACTTGGGCCATAACCTTGCACCAGATTACGATTCATATTTAAAATTAGGATTTGCACTTGCGCAAGGATTCCAAGAACAAGGCAGAGAATATTTTCACGCGCTTTGCTCAGTATCTGAAAAATACGATTCGCGCCATGCAGATAAGCAATTTACTATCTGTCTAAAAGGTAAAAATTCTGGTATAACTGCCGGTACTTTCTACTGGATGCTTAAGCAAGTTGGGATACATGCTCCGGAAAGTCAAAAGAAAGCCGTACAAGTGGCAACACTTGGCAAACGTGCCGGGCAAACTAAGGAAGAAGTAAAAAAGCAGATTGAGCAAATTACGGGAGTTGATGAAAAACAAGCTGATAAATTAGTTAGCGAAGTTTTTAACCGGGATGACATTTCGATAAAATCCGCATCGGGAGATCCCGATCATTTAATACAAGCATTAACGCAATGGATGAAACAAAATCATCCGATGAAAGTAAATTCCATCACGCGCATAATTGAGGAGAAAAATAACGAGGTCAGGCGCGAAAGAATAAATTCTATTTACCTACGTGCAAGAATGTTTTTTAATACAAAGGATATTACAAAGGATTTAGTTGAATCTTATATTTTTAGCGATTTTATTATCGAATACAATCCAATAACGGAATACATTGATAAAAATTTGCACCGAAAATCAGTAGGAAATATTACAGACTTGGCAAAGTGCATCCGATCCAATACAGAAATGAAGGAAATATTTGTTCGCAAATGGTTAATTTCTTTAATCGCTGCATACAAAGGCGCACCTGTTCGCTCTGTTTTATCCTTAGTTGGTGGACAAAATTCTGGTAAAACCGAATGGTTTAGAAGGTTGCTTCCTAATGAACTAAAAAAATACTACGCAGAAAGTAAACTTGATGCGGGAAAAGATGATGATATTCTTATGTGCCAAAAGCTAATCGTAATGGATGATGAAATGGGAGGTAAATCTAAGCAAGATGAGAAACGATTTAAGGAACTAACATCAAAATCTATCTTTTCATTACGCGCACCTTATGCCAGATCAAACGAAGATTTTAAACGATTGGCCGTTCTTTGCGGAACTTCAAATGATCCTGAAATTATAAACGATCCCACCGGGAATACCAGGATCCTTCCTGTCGACGTGCTTAGCATAGATCACGAGTTATACAATTCGATTGATAAAGATGAACTCTTTATGGAGGCTTATAGAGCCTACGAATCAGGTGAAGAATGGCAATTATCAAATGATGAACTTGCGCTTCTTGATGGGGTTGGAAAGGACTTTCAGAGCATAGCTTTTGAACGCGAATTGATACTAAAATTCTTTAAATCCTCTGATCATGGTGGGTATACTGAATGGATGACGGCTACAGAAATTAAAGACTTTATTGAAGCAAATACTAAACAAAAAATACATTCAATAAGAAAATTCGGAATGGAATTAACTAAACTTTTTGGAAAATCTAAGTCAAAATCAATAAATGGGGTAATTCTTAATAGGTACGAGCTTATCCGGTTAAACTCGCAAAGTATTGAAAGTCAGGATTTTGAGTTCTAACCTTAATAGGTTAATAGGTTAATAGGTAAAAGTTAGTTAGTTTATTTCTACAACATAGCAACAAAAAAATACATCATACATTTATACAGAAACATTAATTATATAAATATATCCTATTAACCTATTAAGATTATATAAATATGTACTTTAAGCTATCAACAACACAGAAAAATCTTAATAGGATAATAAATTTTATCCTATTAACTATCCTATTAACCTATTAAGATGGAAACAGACGAAAACCTATCTCGCGCTTGGCAAATTATTGATAGACTTCAACCGGGAGATATTTACGAACTTACTAAGGTTAGTGAGGAACGCCGCGCCCTATTCATCCGCTGCATCAAACAACGGATAGATACTTTGAATGATTGTGAATTTAATAATGATTACACCAAAATTAGAAAACTATGAAAACACCAATTACACCAGAAGCATTAATTGAGATGGGATTTGTAGATACATCTTATCCAGAAGATAGAGTATTTAATGATTACACTTACACCGATGAAAAGTTTAGTATTAATTTCTACGTAAATAATATCCTTGAAATTAAATTTTGCGATGAATGGATTACAACAAACGCCAAAACAATGGAGGATATTCAGGACTTGATAAGGTTGTTTAAATGATCCATTTACAAAAATTAGGAAGTTATCAGATTTTTGTAACTTTGATTTGAATAATCAAAATATTTCAAAATGGAAAACAGAGGCGGATCTAGAGAAAATGCAGGTAGAAAACGTAAATCTGATGAGATAGCTTTAATTGAAAGATTATCACCAATGGATGATCTGGCGTTAAAATTGCTAAATGATAAGTTAGAGGAGGGCGATATGGCAGCTCTTAAAATGTTTATGGAATACAGATGGAGCAAACCAAAGCAAGAGGTTTCGGTAGATGGCGACTTGTTGCTAAGCATCCCTGCTCCAGTCATCTATAATACTGCTCCGCCGATAGCTAACAATGAAAATGATATAGAGGATGTTTAAATGCTCACCTGTCTTTTATAAAAATTATAATTACAAGGAAAAGGTTTTAATAAATCAAGGCGGCACATCTTCCAGCAAGACCTACTCTATCATGCAACTGCTATTCTATAAAGCAGTAACCGAGCAGAGGTCAGTCATCACAGTTGCCGGTGAATCATTGCCAAACTTGCGCAAGGGTGCATACCGGGATGCAGAGAATATCTTTGCAGATAACAAATATTTACAATCCCAATTAAAATTCTGGAATAGAACCGAAAGAATTATCTATTTTAAGAATGGCTCATTGATTGAGTTTGTTTCTTTTGAAAATGAGCAGTCCGCTAAGAATGGTAAACGTGACTATCTTTTCGTAAATGAGGCTAACGGTATAAGCTATCAGATCTACTGGCAGTTAGCTATTAGAACTAAGAACCAAATCTACATAGACTACAACCCGACTAATGAGTTCTGGGCGCATACTAAGCTAATTGGTCAGCCAGATACTAAGCTAATTATCTCAGATCACAGGCATAATCCATTCCTATCAGATCAAGATCATGATAGAATCGAAGCGATAAAAGACTTGGACTTAGAACTATGGCGAGTATATGCCAGAGGTTTGACTGGCAAGATTGAGGGCGTTATCTTTAGGAACTGGGCCATTTGTGAACGGATCCCAGAGGATGCGGATTTGATTGCATTTGCAATTGACTTTGGTTTTACGAATGATCCGACTGGCATAATAGAGGTTTACAAGTCAGGCGGCGAGTTATGGGTGAATGAGATGTGTTATGAGACTAGGCTAACTAACATGGATATTTGTCGTAAGCTGCGAGAATTTGGAGTTACGGAAGATCAGGAGATTATAGCAGATAGCGCAGAGCCTAAGTCAATACAGGAAATCTATGCGGAAGGTTTTAACATACATGGCGCGATGAAAGGGCCTGATAGTATCAAGCAAGGCATTGACATCCTTAAAAGATATAAGATAAATGTTACCGCAAATAGTCATAATTTTAAAAAGGAATTATTTAGCTATATTTGGAAAAAAGATAAAACAGGCAGGATGCTGAATGAGCCTATTGATTCTTTTAATCACTTAATAGATCCGTTGCGTTACGTGGCTTTAAATAAGTTAGCATCTAAAATTAAACAAGAATATTCATTTGATTGGAATTAACATGGGCGTATTTTCTAAGATATTCAAAGCTGATATAGAAAAGGCAGCTACTACTCAGTTACAGGCGTTAATGCCAGGACTTCAACAACAGATAACCGCAAACCTTTATAACCAAAATGTTTTTGGCTGGATTGGCAATAATCAGGTAATAGTTGATTTTGAAGACAAGGTAAAGTTTGTAGACGAAGGATTTAAGAAAAACGCCGACATATATACTTGCATTGATATTATATCTAAGAAGATAGCTGAATGCGCTTATTGCCTATACGAAGTTAAAGAGGGCGTAACTAAAAAGGATCTAAAGGTTTTTCAGAATATGTCAATGGCAGAGGGCGCAACCGCTAAGATGCGGACTTTGCAACTTAAAGAGCAGATGTTTAATCAAGTAGAAAACAATCCTATTCTAGACTTATTAGCAAAGCCTAATCCTCAGCAAACGTATGAGGAGTGGATGACTGATCTAGCAGGGTTCTTCTTATGTACAGGCGATGGATATATCTTTGGAAATGGTAAGGATCCTGCAATGACCGAAAAACAAATATGGTCTCAGTTGTATTCTTTGCCTAGTCAGTTTATTGAGATTATCTCTGGCGGAATGTTTGAGCCAGTTAAAGGTTATCAAATGCGATCGGTTTATATGACCGAAGTTCCTATACCAGCTCACCAAGTTGTTCATTTCAAATCCTTTAATCCTGACTTTACTTTGACCGGTGCGCAACTATATGGACAATCACCAATCAAAGCTATTTACAGAAACGTACTAAAAGAGAATGAGGGTGATAACGAATTGCTAAAGCAGATCAGAAATGGTGGCGCTTATGGTTTTATCTCACCAGATGGCCCGGGTGCAAGTTTGACTAAAGACCAAATGAATGTGCTGAAAGAAAAGTTTGTAGAAGCAAAGCGCGGCGAAACTTTAATGGATCGTATATTTCCAAGTTCAGGGCCTTTGAAATGGACACAGATAGGAATGCCATCAACTGATTTGCAGTTAATCGAATCGCTAAACATAGACACTAAAAAGATATATGCAGCGTTTCACGTGCCTATTCAGTTCTCAGGTAGCGAATCTGCATCAACTGACAATAATATGGGTTGGGCCTCTAAGCAGTTAATTTATAACGCAACCGCTCCCCTATCTCGCAAGATCAGAGATGCAATAAATAAGTTTGTGTGCGAACCTTACGCTAAAGCCTACGGTAAAAAATACTATTTTGATTTTGATTTTAGTAGTTATCCGGAGATGCAAGAGGACATGGCAAAGCTAACTGCATGGCTAAATCAGTCCTATTGGATAACGCCTGATGAAAAGCGTATTGCTCAAGGGTATGATAAGATTAGCACTAAAGAGATGGGTAATATTTACGTACCGGCTAATCTAGTTCCGATTGAGGAATTGTCTTTAGATGCGGCGTATAACAATGCTACAATAAATGGCAAGTAGTGTTAAATATCATAAAACATATTTAAAGCTACATAAGGAGTATGAGGCTTATGCTTATCCTATTATTAAGAAGGCACTAGATGATCAGACAGGTGCAGTTGCTGACTTTGTCAATGAGGATACGTTTGATAATATCGAATTATACATTCAGTTCTTAGTTCAGCAAAAACCTTTATATTCTGGATTAGAAAAGATTTACACAAAGGTTGGCGTATCAGCTGCGACATTTTCCTATGACTGGATTAGAAACTCAGTACCTAAAACCAAAAAGGATTTTATAATAGATTTCTTTAATGCTGCATGGTATGAAGAGATGGTGAATTTCTTTAGGCTTGTTGGTGGCACTACAGTTCAGGGTATTGATGATACAACAAAGAATATTATTAATAACTTATTATCTAATATTTTAGGACAAAATTTGTCCAGACGAGATCAGGCTAAATTATTTCAAGAAACATTAAACGATCCTGCATATAACAGAGCAAGGTCTTTGGTTATTGCAAGAACCGAGTCAACAAAAACCGCAAACTTTGGGATTAACATGGGTGCTGAGAGTTCTGATTACGAGGTGCAAAAGTTTTGGATAAACACAAAGGATAAGCGCACAAGGCGAAGTCATTTGCTAATGACGCAAGATAGAATAGCCATAAATCAGCCTTTTATAGTTGGTGGCGTTCCAATGATGTATCCGGGTGAGGTTGGCGCACCTGCAGCTGAGGTTGTTAATTGCAGATGTGTAATGGCAACCGAAGCGATAAAGGATGCAGATGGATTGCCGATACTAAAACCGAGAACGCCAGCCTATATGAGAAAAGCTAAAACATATACTGACTACCCACAGGCAGCAACTAATAACGCAAAAAGAGCCTTAAAATGGGTTGAATCAAACGGATGGGGCGAATGTGGAACGCCTGTGGGCAAAGCTAGAGCTAGACAGTTAGCAAACAGAGAACCTTTGTCTAGAGATACAATCGCTAGAATGGCATCTTTTAAAAGACATCAACAACATGCAGATGTTCCATATTCAGAGGGTTGCGGTGGTTTAATGTGGGATGCATGGGGTGGTACGGCAGGAGTTGAATGGGCGATAAGAAAATTAAAAGAAATAGATAATGAATAGTATATTTACATAAAATTTTCAATTATGAAAGGATTATTGGAATACAAAAACTATAAAGCCGAGATTAAGGACATGGATCCCGAAAGGATGACTGTTACCGGTTACTTTGCGAGTTTTGGGAATATGGATTATGATGATGATATTATAATGCCAGGCGCAGCGACAAAGACAATTGCAGAACGCGGCCCGATGGGATCAAATGAGATATTCTTTTTAAATCAGCATAACTACGCACAACCGCATGGTAAACCAATGGTTTTAGAGGCGCAGGAGAAAGGTATTTACTTTGAAAGTAAGATTGCACCTACAAGCTACGGAAAGGATGCAATGATTCTTTATGCAGAGGGTATTGTTGTTCAGCATTCCATTGGGTTTAGTACGATTAAGTCAGACTATGATCAGCAGACAGGAATGAGAATGATTAAAGAGATTAAGTTATACGAGGGATCAAATGTAACTCTAGGAGCTAATCCAAATACTCCATTTACAGGATTCAAGTCCTTGACAATGGCAGAGATTAATGACCAGATTGGTAAAATGATTAAGTTACTAAAAGATGGTAGCTTAACGGATGAAGGCTTCGGCAGATTGGAAATTGCATTAAAGCAGTTCCAATTAGAGGCTTTCAATTTAGGAAAAAATTCACTATTAGGTAAAGAGCCGGTCAAATCCACTCCTAAAACTGATGAGCCGAATATATTAACAAGTTTAATTAACGTCTTAAAAAATTAGAAATGGACAATTTAGAATTAAAGGCTCAGGAGTTGCTAGATGCAAACAAAGCCAAAACATTAGATGAAGCAAAGACTATCATCGCAAACGCTATCAGCGAAGCTACAAAGGCAGCTGATTTAAAGCTAGAGGAATTGCAAAAATCTACATCTGTTAGAATTGATGCAATGGACAAAGCATTGTTAGAAGCGCAATCACAAGCTAACAGAATAAAAATGGATGCTAAAGAAGCAAACCCAATTTCTTTCAATCAAGCATTTGCTACTGCTATGGATGAGAACTCTGATAATTTGGAGAAATTCCGTAGAAAAGAGATCAAGCAGTTTGCAATGGAATTAAAGACAGTTGGCGATATGTCATTAGCTAACATTACTGATCTTGCTGCTGCAAACGTGCAGATGCTACCAGGTATCATTCCTGCTGCGCCACGTAAGTTGCACATCAGATCCTTACTTCCTACTGGAGTTATGACTACCTCTGCAATTCACTATCTTCAAGAGACAGGATCAGAGGGATCGGTATCTCCGTTCTTAGATAACTCTGGAACAAAATCACAGATTGATTACGATTTGACAGAAGAGGTTGCACCAAGTGAGTTTATCGCAGGATTCTTGCGGATTACTCGCAAGGCTTTAGATGATATCTCAGCTATGCGTTCTTATCTTCAAAGCCGCTTGTTAGAGCAATATTTAGATGCAGAAGATAATCAGCTATTGAATGGGACTGGTGTATCTCCGCAGCTAGGTGGTTTAATTACTAACGCTGAGGCTTACTCAGGATTTCGTACTATTCAAGTTGAGAAGTTGCTAGATTCAATTGCACAAGTTGAAAGCAATAACCACTCTGCAAATGGTATCTTGTTAAGTCCAGAGCAGTTTTATGCTTTAATGCTTACTAGAGGAACTACTAATGACTACACCCTTCCAGGTGGAGTTGCAGTTGATCTTGTAAATGGTCAGTTGTTTATCTCTGGAGTTCCTATCTTTAAGTCTACTGCAATGAGTGATTCTAAGTACATCGTTGGAGACTGGGCAAAAGGTGCGCAGCTATTTGTACGTGAGAATCCTATTGTAAGATTCTTTGAGGAAGATGGTACTAACGTTCGTGAGAACAAGATTACAGTTCGTGTTGAAGGTAGAATTGCTTTACCTATCTACTATACTGATGCATTTGTGACTGGTTCACTTAATGCTAATCCAAGCTAACTTTTTTAGTGTTTATGGGGAAGCCTGTCGAGAAATCGGCAGGTTTTTTTTGTTTTATTTGGAATTGTGGTAAATAGTGGTAAATTAGCAGAATGAAAACAAAAAATATAAAGTGTAAGATAACTAAGGAGCGGATTGATGGAGAACTAGAAGAATTAGATGTTATTGAAAGCTATGAAATAGTTGACGGTATTACAAGATTATTAAATAAGGATTATAATTTTTTTTTAGTTATTAATCAAGACAATAATACTGAAATATCTCACAACCCTGTTTCTATAATAGGGCCTTCAGATATTTTTAACTTGCAAGCTCTTGTAATGGAATATTGGGAATCAAGTGAAACGGCATTAAATCCAAAAACTCAAACATTTTTAATCTATTGCTTTTTAAATTACAAGGCTATGATTAATTTTTTAGACATAATTTATCACTAAATGAAACGAATCACAGTAATAATGCCTGATGATGTCTATGAAAAAATTATCAAGCTAACTAAAAAAGAAAAGCGGTCTAAATCCGCTATGACAGTATTGCTTATTGAGGATGGATTAAAATTAATCAAATAATGTTTAAAGCCAACTTTATCGGTGAAGCAGGACTATACAAGAATGAAGAGTATAAAATCTGTATTGGCGTTATAAATGGTTGGATTCATGTGCGCAGAAAGTGCGGAGCAGGTCGTATAAATTACCCATCAATATTAGAGTTCCTGAGAGATTGGGATAACATCCGTAAAATATGAGAATTTTCCATTTAGGATTAATGGTTGCGCCACCTCCTAATGATTCGGCACGTAAAGCCTTTATTGCAAATTGTGATGATTACATCGAACTATCAACAGGCGTAAAAGATGTAAACCAAGAGGCGGTGAGGATTGCCAGAGAGTTTAGGCCCGATATCATCTTTATGCAGATTCAATCACCTAACATTATACATATTGAAACAGTTAAAGCTATGCGTGAAACAGGCGCATGGATTTGTAATTGGAACGGCGATATACGAAATGAAACTCCTGCATGGATGATACAGATGGCTCCTTACATTGACAAGACTTTGTTTTCTAATATGCGAGATGTGGCAAACGTAGCGAACGGCGGATATTTAGAGATAGGTTACGATCCTGAGATATATAAGCCAGACGGCGATATAGGTAATTGCAGAGAGATTTCTTTTTTTGGTAATAATTACGGAGGCGATAAATTTCCTTTAAGCAGATTACGAATAGACATGAATACGATGCTACATAAACACTTTGGCGATAAGTACGGCGTTTACGGAAATAACTGGTTTAACGTAGCCGGTAACTATAATCATTCACAGGCAGAGGAATCAAAAGCATATAGAGCTACAAAGATAGCTATTAACCTGAGCCATTATGACGAAGATTCTTATAGCTCTGATAGGATTTACAGAATATTAGGCTCTGGTGCGTTCTGTTTATGCAAGGCTTATCCAAATATGCCTTTTATAGATCATGTTCACGTTAGGACATGGAATAGTTTATATGATTTAATGGTATTGCTAAGATATTATTTGGATGACCATAAAGAGGAACGGGATTTAATAGCAAAGCAAGGCAATGAGTTTGTCAAGGCTAATTATACATTTGATAACATGGTAAAGAATTTAATTGGTATATATGAAAGCAAGTGAGTTAAGAATTGGGAATTTTGTTAAAGACAAAAATGCCCAGTATAAAACTGTTAATGGATTTACTCAAATATTAGCTACTGGTATTTATCAATTTCATTTAGAGAAGTTAGAATTAGATCCTATCTTACTAACCGAAGAATGGTTATTAAAGTTTGGTTTTGAAAATAATAAACATGGGAATTGGAACAGATATTTTAAAGATGGTATTTATCCAAGATCTTTTGCTTTTCAGTTTTACAAAAATGGCAGAGTAGATTTTTGGTACGGTGATTTTAATGTTGGTAATTTAAATCGTATAAAATATAATTTATTGCAATACGTTCACCAACTTCAAAACCTATATTTTGCATTAACTGGTAAAGAATTAGAATATGAGCAAAATTAAAGTTTTAGGTTTTATGACTATTCACTATGCAGGTGATTACTTGCGTGAGGCTCTTATGTCGGTTGTAGATCATGTAGATAAAATGGTAATTGCTTATAGTATGATGCCATCGCAAGGTCATGGAACGCTATTAAGATGCCCAGATTCAGAGGGTTATATATTTAGCATTTGTCAGGATGTATTAAAAGATAAATTAATCTGGGACAGAGCAGACAGATATGGGGCAGAAAATGACCATAGATCTGTCAAGTATAAATACTCTGAGGGTTATGATTTGGTTTTGACAGTAGATTCGGATGAGGTTTATAAATCCGATGAGTTACAAGCCTCTTTTGAATATGCTTACTGGGGCGTACATAGGTTTTATGGCATTGATGGCTTTATAAACTTTTGGCGTTCATTTAACTATGCATGTTATGATGGATTCAGACCGATACGATTAGAGAATTTGCATAGAAAAGAACATACTCAGGATTTAAACTTAAAACAGACTATCTTTCATTTTAGCACCTGTCAGCCAGAGCCGATTATGAGATACAAGTATAATGTTTTCGGTCATGCTCACGAAGTTAGAAAAGACTGGTTAAATGATATTTACTATAAATGGAAACCTAATAGCCAATTTGGCGATGTGCATTGTGTAGCGTTTAACTTGTGGAATCCTGTAAAGTTTGATAAATCAGTATTGCCTAGCTATTTAAAGAGTCATCATAATTATAACAAGGTATTAGTATGAATGCAGCTATAATTATAGATGACCGAGAAGATGTGGCTCAGGAAGCAATCGCAAGACATAAAAGGTTTATACCTAAGTCATGGGATATCTTTCACATTCAACCGCCCTATGCTGGAGGTATCTATTCTTTAAAGTCTGCCAAGGATTACAATGCAGTCTTGACAAATCCATCTTTCTGGCAGGGATGCCGGTATGATCGAGTGCTAATATTTCAGCATGATTCTGGATTATTAAAAGATGGCATTGAGGAGTTTTTAGAATGGGACTTTATAGGATCGTGGATTAAAAATATACCAGGCTGCATGAATGGAGGTTTAAGCATTAGAAATCCTAAGCTAATGTATGAGATTTGCTCAAAGCATCGGTATAAAGGAATGGCAGTACATGGGAATGAAGATATTTACTTTACTAATAAGATGCGTGAGCTAGGTTATAAATTACCCGATAAGGCAACCTGCAATAAGTTTGCCGTTGAAACAGAGTTTGAATATGGCTCAGTAGGTTATCACGCCATAGATAAGTATCATAAAAATTATAACCTTTTACTAAATCAATATGATTGATAAAATATTAAAAGTTACGGCAGAGCAGTTAAATGCAATCAATCTGTCTAAGTATCTAAAGAGTACGGATGATCTAGGATTTCCTAAAGGGTGGTTTTACATGGATGCAGGACTTGAGCATTACAGATTACTAGCTTATATAAGCACTTTATATAACGGAGTTACTTTGCTAGACATTGGAAGTTATCAGGGAAGCTCTGCCATAGCTTTGTCATTTAACAAAAAGAATAAAGTTATCAGTTATGACATTGAGCATCAGCCAGAGATAGCGGAAATTAAAATACCTAACATAAAATTTATAAAAGGCGATGTTTTAAAGTATGAGATTGCAAGTCCTTTTATAATGCTAGATACTTATCATGACGGCGAGTTTGAGCAAAAGTTTGCTGATCATTTGCTAAAGATTAATTACAAAGGCTTAGTCATGTTTGATGACATTTATTTAAACAATGAAATTAGTAATTTCTGGAATGGATTAAAGAACGAAAAATACGATTTAACACATATAGGACATCATACAGGTACAGGCATAGCTATTTATGATTAATTTATTTACTTCAATTTATACCGATAAAAGCGCAATCAGGCAAAAGGAATTAATCTACTGCTTAAATAAAAACATAGAGAATCCTCATATAAATAAAATTTATCTTTTTGTAGATGGTTTTGTTGAGTTGCCAAATTCTGACAAATTAGTAATTATACCATTTCAGCGACCAACATATAGAGACTTTTTTAATCTGATTGACAGAACAGTCACAAGCAGGGATGATATATCAATGGTTGCAAATACAGATATTTATTTTAACCATACGCTTAGCCAGTTGACTTTAAATGAACGGCAATGCATAGCGTTAAGCAGGTGGGATGATAAGATAGGAGGTTTAAAGTTACATAATGAGCGCTTTAGTCAAGATGTCTGGATATTTAAGGGCAAGATGCGCAATGTTAATTTCTGTGACTTTTATTTAGGCATACCGGGTTGTGATAATCGGATTGCTTATGAGTTACATAGTGCAGGTTATGCGCTTTATAATCCAGCTACAAGAATACAAGCTATACACTATCATAGAAGCGACCTGCATAATTACGATGGCAGAACATTAAAGATACAAAGACCATATCTGTTTATTCCTGTAACATGAACATCTTACTAAGTCCAGGCATTTACTTACCTCACCAAAGGGCAGGATCTGAAATTTATTTGCATCGGGTTGTAACTTATCTAATGAGCAAAGGTCATGAGGTTAAAGCAGTTACTAGATGTCCTGAGAATTACAGTTTTGAGGGCATACAAGTTTACAAGGCTAAAGACAATTACAAGCAATGTCATAATGATTTATGGGACTGGGCAGATTTGGTGTTCTGCCAACTATCAGGCACTTATTATGCCATGAATAAACAAAGGCTAAACCCTAAAAAGGTTATAAACTTTGCTCATAATAACGTAGGCTATCCGCAGGTTAACATTAGACATAATACTTATACAGTTTATAACTGCGAGAACACAAAGCGAGAGTTAAATTACAATCAGGAAACCTATACTTTGTATGCGCCAATAGATTACCGAGATTATTCTACAGATAGAATAAATGCAGAATATGTCACTTTGATAAACCATAACGAAAACAAAGGCGGTCAGATATTAATAGAGATTGCAAAGCGAATGCCTAAAGTTAAATTTATGGCGGTGCAAGGTGGCTACTATCATCAGATAAAAGACGAAAAAGTCAGGAATATAAAATATGTACCTTTAATTGATGATGTTCGCAAATATTTAGCCATGACAAAGGTACTTATTGCGCCAAGCGAGTATGAGAGTTACGGAATGGCTCAAATAGAGGCTCTCTGTTGCAATATTCCTGTCATTGCATCTGATATACTTGGATTCAGAGATAGTCTTGGAGATGCAGGGATATTTGTCAAGAGAAACGATATAGATGGTTGGATAGATGCTATTTCTAACATTGATACAATCCAGACTAAGAAAACGCCTTTAGAGAGGGCAAAACAATTAGATCCTGCGGAGGAATTACCCAAGTTTGAAAATTGGTTAAATAAAATATGTAATTTAGCATTATCGTAATGGAAAAAAAAGAGTATTTAAAACAACCCTTTAAACCTAAACAGAATGAACCAGTTAAATGTAGTGAGCCTAGCGGATGCGAAGATGTACCTGAGATTAGACCTAGATTACACAATCGAAGATGGCTTAATAACATCATTAATAAAATCTGCGGTAAATCAAGCTGAACAGTTTACTTTGCAAGTATTATGGCAAAGGCAATTAACTGCAATAACTCCAGCAACAGGTGCGCTAAAAATATATGAATATCCTTTGATTGCGGTTGAGTCTGTTAAGAATCCTGATATGGATGACTTGACATTTGAAACAATCGAAACGCAAGGCTACACAGAAGTAATATCCGGAGCGCCGGGATTTAACACAGTTACTTATGTCGCTGGTTATGGATGGAATTATGAGGGCGGATCTGATGTGCCAGACGATATTGAAACTGCAATAAAAGAAATGATAACTTTTTATTACGAGAACAGGGATAATCCAGTTGTGGGTATGCCTACGATTGCAACTCTTTTGCTTTCACCATATAGACGCATAACTTTATTCTAATGAATCCGGGCAGATTAGACAAAAGAATTACATTTGGCACGTTCAGCTCAGTTGAAAATGCCTATCAGGATTACGTGATTACGTTTGTGCCTGTATTGGCTACATGGTCAAACATAAAGCCATACGATGGCAATAGACAGTTACAAGCGCAAGAACAGGTCATAAATCAAGTCTTTAGGTTTACAATACGGTATAGAAAAGACTTTGCACCTACAAAGGACATGCGAATCCTTTACGAGTTAAATTTTTTCACTATTCATTCAATTAGGAATGTAGATGACACGTTTCGTTTTTATGAGATACTGGCATCTGTAACGGATGATAATAATGGCGTCTAAAATAAACATCTCTAAACTTTTATCTCAGATTGATTCGTTTGGTCAAGATGCTAATAGGACAGCGGTTGCGGTGACTAATGAAACTACGCAGGGCATGGTTACTCAAGCGCAGTTAAGAGTAGTTGTTGATCTAGGTCAGTTAAGACAGTCAATAGGAAAAACAACTGCTAGAGTAGGTTTTAATAGATCATTCTTTTTTGCTAACGCTCCTTATGCTGCTTATGTTGAGTTTGGAACGGGAAGCGGAGTTATTATACCAAATGGCTTTTCAGACATGGCTGCACCTTTCAAGGGCAAAGGAATAAGGATAAGAAATTATCCGGCTAAGCCTTTTTTTATTCCTAGCTACTTAGAGGGCATCCAACAATATCCCAAAACTTTAAGAAAAGTATTGGAAGTTCAGACACGAAAATATAATGCAAAAAAATAATTACATTTGAGAAATGAAAGATGCTAATTTATCAATACTGAATGCATATAAGAGCGCTCTAGCCAATTTAATAGTCGGTAGCGTTACTATTCCAGTATACAGTAAATCAGCACCTTTAAAGAATGTACCGGCTAAATATGTAATTTTATCAAGCCAAACTAGATTGCAAGAGCAGACAAAGTGCGGATATTGGTATCTTTGCACAATAAACGTGCAGATAGTCACTAAATATCCAAATGGTAATGGCGATTTAAGTTTTGCAATGGTAATTAGTGAAGAGATACAAAACAGAATACAGGTTACTAACTTAACTTTAAGTAACTTTATAAATGTTGAAACCTTACAACTATTAACAAATGAAGTGATACTAGAAACAGAAACAGAAAACATATTTCAATACATATTAACTTTTCAACACAAATTAAATAGAAACTAAAAATGGCAGACGAGCAATTTTATTCAGGCAGTTTATTCATGCTATATATCAGGACAGGCGGCGCTTGGAAACCTGTAGCGTGTTTAACATCAAACGGAATTTCCGAAAGCTGGGATTTCGCAGAAACAGTAACCAAATGCGATCCTGGAGTGACCAGACGCAAACCGACAACCTATTCTTTTGAGATACCTTTTGAGGGTGTTTTTACAGATACGTCAGGTGCTGGTGGTGATAACGCTAAAGCATCATGGGATCGTATATCAATTATTGCAAGAGCAAAGACTTTAACCGAGTTTCAAGTGGCGTTACTTAAAACAGATGGCACAGAAGAACCTAACTTTAGTGCGCAGTATGGCTATGCTTACTTTAGTGCTTTAGAGATTACAGGCGCAGAGGGTGATTTCATTACCTTTACTGGCACTCTGTTAGGCGATGGCGATATTACCACAACTGATCCATATCCTGGTTACTAAATGGAGGGACATTTAACGTACAAAATAAGTGAGGTCGACAGGCAGATGTTCTTTGGCAATTACGCTTTGGAGCATACGCTTACTCACTTTGATGCATCGGTAACTGATTTATCAGATTTGTTAGGTAAGCAATTACTGCCATTCCTCAGAGTATTTATTTATCATGCATCGGCTTACCCTATACTAAAGAAAGGCGAGATCGTAGACTTCACAGAGTTTGATGTTCACGATTGGATTGATAACTCTGGAGGCTCAGGGGGTGAGTTTATCCTGACAGTTTCTAAAGAAGTATTTAGAGTGTTAGGTTTAAACACAGAGGTAACCGAGCAAAAAAAAAGCAAACAGGAAAGTTAAATTGGAATAAAGATGTGTTGACTTTTGCTTTTGGAGAACTCGGTTTGATGCCTGATGACTTTTACGCCTTGACATGGAATCAATATATTCTTAAATGTCAAGGCTTTTTTAATAAAGAAAAAAAGGACTGGGAGCGCATAGGATGGGCAACATGGAATGGCATGAGAGTACATGTTAATAAAGGAATGCCAAGCTTTAAAAAGTTCATGGCTTTTATCTATGAAAATGATGAGATAGCAGACATGGATATAATTAAAGAACAAATGAATAAGGCGATGCTTAAATACTTAGAAGATGCAAGGAATTGAGATACCTATTGGCGCACCTTTAGGGCAATTAGATAAAGATTTAAAGGGTGCGCAAAAAAAATTAAAAGGCTTTACTAATGGTGCTGAAACAGATTTAAAAAGTTTTTCATCAACTGCTAGTAGTGCATTTAAAACCGCAGGTCTTGCTTTTGCAGGAGCATTTAGTGTAGGTGCTTTTATTAGTTTTGGCAAAGAGGTTTTAGCAGTAACGGCTGAGTTTGAAAAGTTTGGTGCGGTTTTAGGCAATACTTTAGGATCTAATGCTTTAGCAAAATTAAAACTAAAAGAAATAGAAGATTTTGCTGCTAAAACTCCATTTAGCGTTCAAGAATTAACTGCATCATTTGTAAAGTTAGCGAACCAAGGATTTAAGCCTACTGGTGATGAGATGCGAAAACTAGGAGATTTAGCATCTAGTACCGGTAAATCATTTGATCAATTAGCTGAGGCAATATTAGATGCGCAAACAGGCGAATTTGAAAGGTTAAAAGAGTTTGGTGTAAGGGCCCAAGATGCTGGGGATAAGGTGATATTTACCTTTAAAGGCGTTCAAACCACAGTTGATAAATCATCTGAGGCTATTAGAAACTATGTTACATCTCTAGGTAATGCTGAGGGTGTATCTGGATCTATGGCAGTTATATCTGAAACCTTAACAGGGAAAATTTCAAACTTACTTGATAGT